ATTTGTTGCATCAACCTTAACAAAGAACGCCTGTTGCGGGGTCGCTCCACGAAGACCGCCCTGTGACCAGAAGCCTGTTAAGAATCCGCTGACAGTCGCATTGATACGACGCCATAGAGCCTCATCGTTTGGCTCAAAGATCGCAAATTCTGTGAGATCTGTAAGTGCCTTACGGAGGTAAATAAGAGTTCTGCGTACTGGAACATATTTGTCAACATATCCAGTTTTAAGAGTGCGTGAGCCCATAACAACGATGCCTGATCCTGGTACAAACTTAATTGCGTTAACTGGAGCGGCAGCAGAGTTCATGCTGTCTAGTTCTGCGTTAGTAAGTGTGCTTACAGATACAGCGCCAGCAACACGAGTTTGTAGACCAGCAGGTGCTTTGAAGACACCGCGAGAAGCATCAGTTGTTGAGTAAATACCCACCAAAGCTGCTCCTGCACCTACAGTTTTTACTTGACCCGATGCTCCGCCAACTCCAACGGTTGGGTCAGAGATAACAAGTGCTGGGTAGTAAACCGCAGCGTAAGAACTAGGGGTGTATGTAGCAGCAAGATCTATAGCATCAGACGCGTTAGATGCTTTTGAGTCAATAACTACAAAAACATCATCTCTACTTTCTGCGTATGAAATAGCAGCATTAATAGTTGTTGCATCTGTTAGGCCTGGCACATTAAGAATTAATGATTGCATAATTGTGTCAAAGCCAGAGTAATCAGCAATAACTGTTACAGCAGAACCATTGGCTCCAGTGCTGAGTGCCTGGTTAGAAGCAACAGATGGGTTCCTATTTGCACCAGTTGTAGCTGAGCCTAAGTCAGTAGCAATTACATAAGTTGAAGCTCCATTGATTACTGAGACTGCATAACGAGTATCGGTTGAGGTCATACTAAGGTCAGTAAACCTTTCAACAATCTCTGCGTCTGTGTTTCCACCGTAATAAATAGTGAGATCAAACTTTCCTGTTGTTAGAGAGTTAGAAATACTGGCATTGAGGTTGTTACCCCATGTGCCTTGATTTGCAGCAGTTAAACGAAGTGTTGCCAAAGGTGTTCCTGCACGATCATTGAAAGTACGGACAGCGCTTGCGGCTCCAGCTCCTACGACGCGCTCAACATATGCGCGGCTTCCTCCATTTGCAAAAAACATATAAACACCAAGAGGCAAGTCGTTACTTGCTACGGTGTTCCATGTTCCAAATAGATTTGTGTACTGGCTCCATGAAGTAACCAGCGTTGGAACAGTAGGTCCACGATCGTTAGCGCCAATAAATGCGCCAACAGAATCGGAGTTTGGCCCCACTGTTGATTGAATGGGATTTAGTACTTCTTGTACATAAACCCCAGGGCGTTGAAATGCCATTAGTTTATCTCCTTAGTTTTAAACAGAGTATCCATGTATTAGACCATCGTGTAGCCAGTAGGGGGAGTCGTCTTATCCAGAAAGACTTCATCAACAATTGGAGTTGCGGTGACTGCCACATAAGGTGACATCTCACTTATCACTCTGACTGTTAATGCGTTGCGAAGAATACGACGAGCTCCGCCGGTATCCTCCTCAACTCCGTCTAGTTTTGTATATCCATCAAGGAACATACTTCGATATGCCGTCTCAGTGTTTAACTGATTTGGCACAGCTAGCTTGCCGTACTTTGATGGAAACTTTTGTAGTAGTTGAATCAATAAAGCTCTATCGTGGCGTGGGTGGCGCGAATGTGAAGTAATTTGATACACAATGTCATATGCCACTGGGACATCATAGGTGTAAATCAGTGAGCCACTTGCCGCAATCGTTCCTTGATAGTCTGAATCAGCAATACGACCTTGAATCTGTCGATCATTTGCTGGAACAATATCTAAAAGGTCAATGGTGACAAAAGGAAACTTTTGGTCGCGTATTTCCACATCTGGGTACCCAAACCACACTTGAACAGTTCTTCCCATATTCTTTTCATCAGAGACCGTCATACCAGCTAGGTAAGTTTTCAAGGCTAGGTCTTCAGCAATAACAAATGGATTAGGCATATATCTCCTCTAGATTAAAGAGGTTGGACGCGACATGGTCTTTATAAAATTCTTTAATCAACGGCTGGATTTTGTAAATGAAAGATCTCAATACTGAGTTAGGCACCTGTCCAGTTTTTCCGTATTCCAGATCCTGGACTATCTGAGCTACCTCATCTGGGTAATCAATATAAAGGGAAGCTCCATCAAAGGAAACAGTCAATTGTTTAACAACTTTAGCCGGCCAGTTAGAGGCAAGGGCTAGGGACTGAAGCTCGTCAGTCAATACGGGGATTAGGTAGAAGGCAGCGTCAGAGACAGTGGCGTCTACTTCATTTGTTTCTGCGATCACGCCTCAAAGCCTTCCCTACTACATATGCCCCTAATGCGCCGTAGAAAAGTTTTGTGCTGTCGTCCTTGTCAGGAAGGTTCTTTGCTATCTCTTTAGCAAACAGAACTTGATCAGGCTTATCTACTTTTGGTTGGTTCGGTAAACCAAACATCGCAGTCTCCTTATGGAGTAGGGCACGTGTACAGCGCAGGGGTAGAGCTTTGATTCCCGCATGGAATCAAAAATAGTATAAAGGCAAAAGCCCCCTTTCGGGGGCTTAGCTTTACTTCTTTTCTTTCTTCTTTTCGGCTTTTTCTTCAGCTTTTTCTTTTGCCTTGACCTTCTTGATAATCGCATCGTCTTTCTTGCGATCCTCAGCTATGGTCTTTGGCTTCTTCTTTTTGCCATGGGCTTTGTCCAATTTTTCGAACATAGCCTTATCGTCCTTGTCTTTGATGCCAGCTTTTTTCATAAGACGGGCATCCATTTTTTCGTCCTTGGACTTTGTGTATTTGCCTTTCATGAAGCTAGGGGTTTTGGGCATCAATGCTTCCCTTTACAAACTTTGCAGGAGCACTTGCAGTTATCTTTCTTGCATCCCATTATTTTTTACCCTTCTTCTTGTCTTTTACAGGCGCATCCTTCTTTGCAGCAAACTTCTTGTTCGCTGCTTTGAGGGTCTTCATCCCGTGCTTGTCCTTGGGACGGCCACAGCCGCAGGTCGCGCACATTACTTCTTCTTCTTACGAAGAGCGGCAAAATCAGATCCTTCTAGCTTGCCGTTCTTGTCTTTATCAAGTTTCTTTTGCTTAGAAGATAATCCTTTTGCTGCTGCCTTCTTAGCTGGGGCTTTCTTTTTGTTACCCATGCAACCACATGTAGCGCACATTACTTCTTACCTGCTTTCTGTTTTTTGGGCTTTGCGACTTTGTTCTTGCCGGATCCTTCTGGGACACAGTTAGGAACCTTCTTGCCATTTTTCATTTTAAAACCAACTTGGACATAGCCGTCCCAGCATGGACCTTGCTTTGCCATTATTTCTCTTTCTTGTGCGGATTCTTTTTGTGCCAGTCTTTGACGGCTTTGACACCTTCTTTGACTGTTTTAGATCCGCCCTTTTTAGTGAGGTTAATCTTATCCCACTTGCCAGCCTTTGCCTTGGCTTCGTGGTCAACTAATACATCGCCTTTTTTGTTTTTCTTAACGGTGTGTTTAACCCCAGCAACTTTCAAGGTCTTTGCCATTATTAGCCTTTTTTTCTATAGCGGATAGTGGCTTTAGGTTTGCGGATAATTCCGCCAGCTTTCTTTCGGGATTTAGCGCCTCCAGTTTTGTATTTGCTACCAGTCAAGGCAACATTTACAGACTTCTTTGGGTCCTTTCCCGCAGTTTGACCGATTCTCTTAGGCATGTTTATTTCTTCTTTCTTTTAGGATTGAGCGTAAGTTGCGAACTGAGCATCGTTAACAAGTTCTTCAGGCATAAGTTGAGCACACTTGAGAACAATAATTGTACCGCGATCGGTGACATACCCTTGGGTCTGTGTTTGGATCGGACGGTACACCTGACCCTGCCAAGCCACTCGATACTTGTTAGCAAAGTTAATCTGTGGTCGGATAAAGCCGCGTTCATCAAAGAAAAGCTCAGGGCTAATTTCTTGTAGATCATCAATGTTTATAGTTAACTTGAGGGAATCGGATGAGTAGAAGCCTCGTTGATTAGTTTGGTTAACGCCATGGGTAATAGATGCACTGATAACAAATAGTTCGTAAGGACCGTTCCATACGCGACCGCTACCGACGGGTTCAACATCATAAATAGGATCTTTAGTAGAGGCGGCATCGTTATAGATCCACCACTCCGCAGAGGTACCAAAAGGATTAGTTGCGTCTACGGTGATGCCAACACCAACTTCATCAAGTTCCCAGTCAGTAGAGAACCGACCACCCGGCTCAAAGGATCTTTGTGGCATTAGCTCTCCTTGGCTTTGTAGAATACTAGGTTACGGCTTAACCGCTCGTCTGTGGGGTTGAGCTCCACCGCCTTCTGCCCGTATTCAATAGCCAATTCTGTAAGCCCTAAGTTATAAGCAGCAAGCGCCGCTAAGTCATATACCTCGTGTCCCCAAGCAAAGTCTTCAACGATGTAATCAAGTCTTTTTTCTTTTATAAGAAGAGCGTTCTGCGCCCAGTCAAGGCATAGGCTCCAGTCTTTGTCATAGTAGTGCCGCGCCAATAGAACCATTGGCTCTCTGCTACCAGAGTATTCGGCAATAGACTTTTCGCACCAGTAAGGAGCGTTCTCTGGTTCTACACGAGCAAGGTAGTTCATAGCTGATGCTTTTTCAGGCGCCCACCAAGCCATAGTTAGGTAGCGCTTAAACTCTTTTGCTGACTGTTCAAATCTGCCATGAAAATAAAGTTCTCTTGCAAAGTAAAAAGATGCCCGCTCACTATGCGGATCTTCTTTAACTGCCATTTCAAGTAGAGGTAAATACTGTCCTCTTGACTTATTATTGTCAGGGCGATGATGTATTTCAAAGTTCATCTTAAGACGCTTTTCCTCAATACCGTAGGGGCTAGGTATTTCATGGATCGGAAAACGCCAGCGATATCCAAATCGAGTGTGGATTCTAAAGCCGTCAAACTCTGTGCCAGGACTTCCGTCTGGAAGCCATGATGTTATAAATCTGTAGAGGGGTCTAGTAATCCCCTGCTCGTGCGCTCGCT